CAGCAAGACGGAGAATGTTTATTATGGGGTGAAGATAATAGAACTTGATTTAACGCAGGCAAAAGAACTTGTCGGATTAATAGGTATGGCAAGGACAATGACGAAAATGTCTCCCATCGACAGGGAGTTAATAATAGATTATTTAAACAAGGCGATTAATTTATTGAACGACTGTAAATTGAAGGAGGATGTAAATGGAAGTAATTTTAAAAGTGATTGCTTGGGTGCAGGGAAACGGCTCTGATATATTAAGTGCTGTTGCCCATTTAGTATTGTTTGCAAGTGTTATTGTTAAATTAACACCTACTTTAAAGGATGATGATTATCTAAAGCCATTAATTAAGTTCATCGGAAAGTATATAGCATTAGATAAATACTCGCCTCCGAAGGCATAAATGGTTTGGGGAAATAAACAAATCACATCATTAGTTGTTTGTATAATAATCTTTCTCGCTGGGTGGTTCGTGTTAAAGCGAGCCACCAGTAAGGAAGATACACAAAGTATAGTTGTTGAAAGTGGTGGGACAGCAACTATAATACAGAAATCAGCCGAAGTTAAGGGCTGGGAAGCGTTCATCGCTGGATACGGTGAACTTAACCAAGACAGGGAGGTTGAATACGGTACAAGATGCGAAATTCGATATTACTTCTGGTAGGGATTAACTTATTATTTTATTTCAGGACTCTATGGTATGGTATGATTATAGATGATTTGGATGCTTTTGTAGCTACCCAAAAGAAAAGGACAAAGAGTTTCTGGAGAAATCTATGGACACAGTTCAGGGGACAGTACATAGAAAGCACGAAACTATCTCATTCATTCAATTTGATTATGCACACAATAAATACTATTTTAGTATTTCTTTTATTTGGTGGCAATCAAATAGGGTTATGGACAGCCATATTATTCTGTATCAATCCCGTAACAAATGAGGGTGCCATATGGTTATCAGGCAGACCATACTCCATAGCGACAACATTGGTGCTTAGCTGTGTGTTATTAATAGAGATGTTCCAACCATTAGCAATACCAATATTTGCTGTATTCTATTACCTGTTATTCCAATTCAGTATCAATGGATTTCTATTGCCGTTACTATATATAGTATTTCAACCACATTGGTTGGTATTATTTCTGCCCTTATATGCTTTACTATTGAAGAAGAATTATATACCCACAATTAAACACAGAGCTTCTACTGTAACCGAAGAAATGAGAAGGATTGAAGTCAAGAAGGCAATACTATTCTTTAAGACTTACGCTTATTATTTCTTTTTGACGATATTCCCATTCAGGGTAAGTATGTGCCACAGCTACCTGCATACCTATGGGTTATCGGAAGCGGAGACTAAGCCCTGGTACAAATTAGATAGATTTTTCTGGGCTGGAGTAGTATTGCTTTCTACACTATTTTTTATGGCAGGTGCAGGTGCTTACTATCTAATATTAGGATGGTTGTGGTTTACCCTATTCATAGTCCAGTGGTGTAATATATATGTAATCAATCACCCTATAACAGAGAGATATGCTTATTTAGCAAGCATAGGGCTTATGTATTTTATAACGCTAATATTTATTGACACTCCTATTATATGGGTGTTCCTTGCTTTTTATGCTACAAGGAATTTCTATGTAACACCTATGTATAAGGACTGTAAAGAATTTTGGAAGGCAAACTCTGAAAACTTTCCTAATGTAGCGATGGCTTACAACCAATATGGTTTAGAGTTATCTAAGCGAGGAAGATTAGGGAGTGCTTTTGATGTTTGGCAGGATGGATTATCCCACAGACCACACGATTTCAGGTTAAACTATAATTTAGCCAATCTTTTATGTGGACAAAAACAGCTTAGTGTTGCAAAACAATACATTTTAAAAGCTGAGGAAAATTTAGATAAGAATAATAACTATGCCTTCTGGAAGGGCAATATAGATAAGATGAAGGATTTTTGTAGTTCCAATGGTATTGATATGGGTGTAAAACAAGAAGGAGTCAGCGATGGCACTAACTTACCTGGACCTCCAGAACGAGGTCAAGAGGAGGGCGACAAGAAATGATGGCGGTCAGAACTATGACACGGCTATTAAGAACTCGATTAACTCCTCGCTATTTAGAATAGCAAGGGAAGCTCTCTGGAGACAATTAAGAAGAAAGACGTATATAACTACCAAGACAAGTTATACTACTGGTAGTGGTGCGGTTAGTGTTACCAGTGCAGGCACTACGGTAAATGTAACAGGTGCTACTTTCATTACTGATGGTATAGAGGTAGGCAGGAGAGTTAAGATTTCCAATGACTCAACCTATCATATAATAAGGCAGGTTACTGGTGAAACATCATTTGTTATGGACTCTGCCTATGCAGCTACTTCTCATACCACAGCAACCTATGAAATCCTTCCCCAAGAGCAATATAATCTACCATTGCAATGTGGTCATAAAGTATTCCTATGGCACGAAGAATATGGTTCTCCGTTGCAGATGGAATACATACCAGATCAAGAATTTTATTACGCAAGTTGGAATTTAACCCAAACCAGTGTACCTATATATTATCGTATGTGGTCGGAGAATATGCTGATAAAGGATATTCTAACCCCTACATCCTTTGCGGTATTTTCTTCCGACTCTGACGATACCAATATTGATATATCCATATTCGGCACTGTTGAGGGTTACCCTGATTATGAAGTAATAAGAAATAACGGTGTTACGGTTACTACTGGTTCAAAGACTTTCAGTGATGTTGACAGGGTAGTAAAGGGTTCTTCAAGCTATGGCAGGATTAGTGTAACCGCAAGCGGTGATACATCCATAGTCTATAGCGTATTACCAGTAGGCGATACAACTGCTGGATTACAGAGAAGGAAGATACAAGTATATCCTTTACCTAATACCGAATTTGATATAAATGTTTATTTTTACAAAGAACCATTAAGACTTGTCAATGACAATGATGTCCACGAATTAGGGCAGGAATTTGACGAAGCTATAATCCTTCTATCCGTATCTAAGATAAAGGGTGAAGATGGACAGAATGAAACCAGCACTTTCTATGCTTTATATAAAGACGAAATATCGAGTTTAAAGAAAACAAATTCCGATAAGATAGACTGGTTTCCCAAACTTCATAGACCATATCGCAGAGGTAATGATTTTATAGTATCTGGATTGAAATATTCACAGTTGGGTGCTAATTACGGTCCTTCAAGGAGATATTAATGGCGAGTGGAACATATACTTCCCAATCAATTCCTTATGCTGATTTAGTATTTAATGGTGGATTGAATTCAACTTCAAGCCCTTTGAATTTAAAGAACAATGAAAGTTCTGATTTACAGAATATTGATTTTGACAGTTTTGGGGCGATAAGTAAAAGAAATGGATATTCCTGTTTAAATACAAATTCAGGTACAGCCATAGGGGTTGATGGTCTTTACTGGTATGAATATGACAATGCAGGAACAAAGACAAGATACGCTATAAGGATATATAATTCAAACTTTCAAAAAATGGATGCGTTGGATGGAGTATGGGATACTATGGCTACTTCTAACGGTAGCATAACAAGCGGTAATTTCTTTGATTTTGCCACTTTTAACAATATAGTATTTGCCACCAATGGTGTTGACCCACCTTTGCAATGGGCTGGTACTGGTTCAGCTTCGACTTCAAATGTCCCTGCTGCCTTGACTGATGCTAAATATGTAGAGGTGTATGAGAATTATTTATTCTATGGTAATGTTATTGTTGATTCTACAAGCCGCACTACAAGAATATATTGGTCTGCATTAAGAGACCATACTTCTTGGGATGGTGCTGATTGGATAGAGATTGCCTTAAATGACGGGCAGGAAATAACAGGGCTTAAAACATTAGGCAATGCTTTGGTGGTTTATAAGACAAGGTCTATATACAATGTATTTTTTACTGGTAGTGCAGACGCACCTTTCAGGGTAATAAAATCAAATTCATCAGTTGGTTGTACTGCATCTGGTTCTATACAAGAAGTAAAGAACGGTCACGTGTTCTTTTCCACTGATGGGTTTTACTTCTATAATGGTGAGGGCTGTGAGAAGATAAGCGATAAGATAACCACTACTATTTTGGGGTATAACACCACTAACTTCACAAAAATGAGGTCATTACATTATGCGAAAAAGAACCAAGTATGGTGGACATTCACCGATTCGGGGGAAACGACAAATGATAAAATTGTTGTCTGGGATTATTATAATAACGCTTGGAGTATATATGATGGCATTAATGCTTCAGCTCTTGCTACATTTATTGTAGATGGTATAAATGAAAGACCATACTTTGCTGACTATAATGGGTTTGTTTACAGGGCTGATACAGGTAATGATGATTATGCGTTAAATACTGCAAATGCCATCAACTCATATTACTATACTAATTGGCGTGGGTATAATGATATAGTAAATAAAAAAGGGGTTTCAAACGCATATTTATATTACGAGGATAATAGTTGTATTTTAACAATGGCATATGCCTATGATTTAGAGGAAGGTGATACATATTCACAATTAGTCAATCTATCTGTCGGCGGTTCAGTCTGGGATACTTTTATCTGGGATGATGATAACTGGGCTGGAAGTGGTGGAAAAATAAGCAGACTTGATTTGACAGGGAGAGGAAGGTTGGTTAGGTTTAAAATGGCTAACGCCACCTCCAGTGAAACATTTAAGATTTATGGACTAGGACAGTTACCTCACCTAGAAACAAAGGCTTGATATGTTAAAAATAGTCGGGAGAGTGATTTGCGGTATGTTTGGATTTGTATCAAAAGATGATTTGAAAAATGTGCAGTTTAAGGACACTTGTTACGCCATTGAAAAAGGTTTCCACGAAAAAATAAGAGGGTTGAAGGAACATCTTGATACCAGATTTGATGATATTAAGGATTCCATTAATCGAAATGGCTTTAAAAAAAACTGAAGATATTGTTCTTCACGCAGTCAAGAACTTTGCATTTGCATTAAAAGAAGTTCAAGACCAGGGTGATATACTGTGCCAAATCATATTGGAGATAGTTGATGAAAATATCAGACTTCAAGAAAGAAGTGGAAAATAAAGGTTGGAACTGGGCTGAAGGCGAACACAATAATAAGCAGGGGTATTTTGTTAAAGCTGATAATAGAAAAATAATGACCAAAAAGGGTATGCAATCTGCTTGTATTCACATAGATTATGAGGGAATTAAAAAGCTACCCGATATTCAACCAATAGACAAGGCATTGCCTAACCTTGATTATGTAACAAGGATTGTCGGATATTATTCTAAAATACAAAACTGGAACCCTAGTAAACAGGGTGAACTAATCGAAAGAGGAATGGGTAAATATGGTATATAAGGAGAAGAAACAATGGCTATAATTACAAGACCACATTTCTACACATCGGGGAATAAGGCAAAATCAACAGAAGTAAACAATGACTTCAACACCATCTACAATGAGTTTAACGGAAATATTGCTAATGCTAATATATCAGCGACGGCTGCGATTGTGGGTAGTAAGTTAGACCTATCTTCTCCAGGTACAATCGGGGGAACTACTCCTGGTATCGCCACATTTACCAATCTAACTGCTACCACAATAACAAGTGGTGTTCTTTTCGTAAATGTAGATACTAATTTAAAAGCGATAAACATTGACAGTGAAGCCTCAACCGAGTCGTGTATATATTATGACCAAGCATTGGCACAGGGAGGCAACAGTATATTAGGTTACCATAATGGTAGTTTAGTTTGGGGTTGGACAAGAGTAAACGCAGTAGCGAGCAGTGCTTGTATGCGTTGGGGTGCCTATTATTTATGGATAGATAGCACAGGAGATTTACGAATTGCCGATAATATTCCTGCCACTGATACATCAGGAAATGTGATTGGCGACCAAACCGCTTAACAAGGAGTAAGATATGCCTACAGA